CAATTTTAGCTTCTGCGAATTCATGTCTTATACCTCTGTCTAAGGCTTCTAGACTATATGGCAATTTCATAGCATCAATCTTTTCCTCTACTACTATAGGTTTAACCTCTTCGAAAAGAAGTCCTCTATTCTTAAGAATTTGTACTGTATCTTTAAATCCGTTCCACTGTGTAATATGTTCAGGGTAACCAAGTCTCATTTGTCTTACAAATTCTGATTTAGCCATCTTACCTTCGTTGACGGCTCTGTACTTTTCTGTTACTGTGTATGTTCTCATTTTTTATAAATAATCAAATCCTTTAGTATGTGACGGTCGTTTAGGACGACTAACCTGCTTGTAACCTTGCTTCTTAAGCGTTTTAATCGCTCGAGTAGCCTTTCCAAATGCAGCTGGTGTAGCATACTGTGCTCCATCGCCAGGTGTAAATGATGCTCCGCCACTATTAGTAACGTTAGCCTCGTCTAATTCCTGCTGTACTTCACGTACTAACTGAATCAGTGCTGATCTTGTCATAAGCTTTTTAGCTCGTTTACTAGATCGTAATATTGCATAAGATTAACTAAATGGGTATCTCCTACTCTATCTGTGCTTTTTAACGGCTTGATAGATTTAGATATTTCATCTAATTTAATCTTAAGTATATCATCAGTTACTTTTTTACTTAAGCCAGTTACAGCTTCGGCAATTTTAGTAAATTCTTTATTAACTAAATTAAATAGTTTTTTACTTGAGTTTACTGATGTTATAAATTCTTTAAGTATATTCTTCTGTTCAGGAAGAAGATCTTTATATTTACTATTAAACTTTTCTAATAAGATTTTAAACGTTAAAAGTTTTAAATCAGTATCATACTTAGAATATTGCTCAATAAGTGAGTCTTTAACATCTTCCTCATTTTGTTTCTTAGATGTTAAATGCTCTAATAGAGTTGTTTTATTATTAATTAAAAAGCTAGGATCAACTATATTAGAATTATTCTGTGCTTCTAATAAACAGTATAAAGACGCTAATGCTTTATAATCTCTTACATCAACAGTAAAAAATTCGTCGATGTTATATCTTTCTTTTATTTCTGATATCAAAGCATACTTTTGTTCTTTAAGTAATTTTTGATTAAATTTTCTAGATACCTCTGTAATAGTAGAAATGATCGTTTCTGCTTTAGCTTGAGATACAGAATTGTTTTTAACTACAAATTCGTATAGCTTGTATTCTTTAGCTAGAGTAGTTTTACCGCTATAGTACTTTTTTAATATTTGAATAGCACTTGACTCTTTATTTTCAAGTACGTCTGCTGCAATTTGCTTTACAAGCAGCTCATATATCAAACCAGTATTGCGATACTTTGAATGTTTTATCCTCATTGTATACGTTTACTATATATAAATATGTGTTAATTCTCTAAATCTTTAATATTGTCTTCACTTAGCATTTTAGATTTCTGTTCTGACTGCTTTTTAAAAACTATATTTTTAAGATCTTGTTTATTTCTATGATAAACAGCTTGAGTAGATAGATTTTCAGCAACGTTGTCGTTATCTGAAGGATACCCTCCTTTCATACCGTGTACACCTAAAGGATCACGTCCACCCAGTGCATCATTGGTACCGTATACAGAAGCTTTTTCAGTAGGTCTACCACCGTCAGGTCCTGGTTCTCCCCAGTCTGGTGTGTTTTCTACTTCTGAATAGCCTGTTGGTAAGTCTTCTGCTCCGCCTCCTTTAGGAGTTGATGTAGCTCTTCTACCGTACATTGAAGCAAGATCATGTGGAGTACCGTATGTAGTACCTGATTTAGCAGGATCATTTCCTTCACCTTCTATTTGAGCTATTCTAAATGTTCTTTTAGAATCTTCTCTAACCAAGTCTCTCATTTCCATATATTGATCTTCTGATAAATTAAATATTGATTCGTATATATAGTCTGATGAGAATAATTTAGTGTCTTTCATTTGAGAAGCTAAATCTACCTTTTCTTTAAGTAGTGCTACTTTTTCTTGTTCGAATATAATAGAAGGTGTAGTTAACTTAATTTCGAAGTTAGTTAAACTTTCTCCTGTAAATCCTTGAGAGTATAAATGTACTAGAGCTATCTTAGTTAACTCTGATTCCATTATTTTTTGTACTCTTTCTACTGTTCTTGCAAATCTAATATCTTCTGCTGCTAAAGTAGCTTTACCAGATAATTCTCCTTCATATCCAAAATATGCTTTTGGTATCTTAAGAGCAGCAAACATTTTATTAAGTAAGTAATTAACGTCAGTAGTCCCATCGTAATCTAAACCTTTAGTAGTTTCGATTCTAGTAGAAGTATCTCCTCCTCTTACAGGTAGATAGAAATCTTCCATCATATTCTGCATATTAAACTTAAGGTTGTATTGACCATCTTCTCCAACATAAGGAGTCTTTTTCATTGAATTAATGGTCTTTTGCATAAATTGCTCTACTTCATTTGGTGGAACGTTTCCTACGTTAATGTAGAACATTCTCTTTTCTGGAGCTCTCATTATACGATGAATTAACATCGCATCTTCCATTAGAGTAACTTGTTTATATATCTTTCTAGCTGGTTCTAAATATGATCTACCGTATGGTAGGTAAGAAGTATCAGATATTAATCTAAAGTGAGCTATTTCGTAATTATCAAAATCTATAACTCTTTCGTTAGACTTTCTTTTTGGAAGGTAATTAGTACTTTGAGATGATGCTAGTCCGTCTGGGTCTAGTTGAAATATTACTTTAGAAGGATTATCAGGATCTTCTCCTTCTCTTCTTATCATGTGATAAACTGTGTAAGGTAGTACATTATATACTCCAAACTTTTCTGAGATTTCTAACTTTAAAAAGAAGTCTCCGTACTTAACCATGTTTCTAGTCCAAGACCAAAGGTTAAACTCAATATTAAGTACATCGTAAAATAAATTATAAAGTACTCTCTGTATGTTTTCGTCTGATGATTGTATTGCTAATATTTCGTTTTGATCGTTTTTAACTGTTGCTTCATCAGCTAATATATCTAATGCAGAAGCTATAATTGGATCAGTATCCATTACTTCATAATCAGAGTATAATTGAATCCTTAGTGTCTGGTAATTAATATTAGGGTTAAAGATATTTTTATTATTGTAGATATATAGTCTACTAAATCTATCTACTAGAGAATTCGTTTGATACCTACCGGTATTCTGTATTTTGTTTACATCAGCAATCTTAAGTTCTTTTCCTCCGACGTTTCTAATTACTACATCGTTTGAAAAAAGTGTTCTAAGTCTACCAAATAAGGATTTATCCGCCATTAAAGTACGTTTTAATTATAAATAGTCTATTTTAATAACCAAGAGATATCTTGTTCGCCTCCTGGTGTATTAACAATATAAGGATTTTTTACTTGATTACCAACTGTTTTAATGACAGCTTGGTTCTTTGCATTGAGGTTTGTAAACGATGATAATGACGCTCTGGCTAGGTCCATACCCTGCTGTCTCAGTCTTAATGCAGTATCTCTTACATATAAAGCAGTTGCAAAAGAAATAATCAAATCATCATTATACCTATCTTGAGCTTGTGCTTTACCGTTTTTCCATATAAATACTCTCATCTCAGCCATTAGCCTTTTTGATTGTATATTTACAGAATGTTCTCTTATATATTCGATTGCTTTAGCAATCACTAATGGACGTGATTTAGCTGACATAGTAAAGCCAGGTACTAGTTTATCACGTTCAAATTTATTCATATATGATTCTACTGTGTCTCTATTATTAGTAGGACTATAGTATAAATTTCTATATTCTCTTTCCATTACCTGTTCTATTGTAGCCCAACCAATATTAGCATTTTCAACTACTAACAGAGCATCATTGTACTCAGCTGCTATTCCTACAAGTACATTTCCAAAATCTTTAGGAGATATCTTTCCTTTGTATTCACCTACTTGTACACAATTTTCTATATCAAATATATGAAATGCAGAGTAATCCGTTGCATCTCCTCTCGCTACATCCGCTACAACCATATATGACTTGCTGTAGTCAACTCCTTCCCAAATCCATAAGTTACCGTCGACTCCTCTTTTTTCCATAGGATCTTTTTGGTATGTTTCTTCGTAGAAAGTAATATCTTCAGGTTCAAATACTGTATCTCCAGAGGATAGGAAATCGCAGTCACATTCTTGACCAGCCATCCTTGGACCTAGGTCTCTGTCTTGTTGTTGCCTCCAGGTTTCATCTCTTTCAGGATGTACTGTCCAAGGTAATCTTATAGGTAAAAATGAATTTTCTCCTGTTTCAGCCTTTTCCCAAGTTAAATGAAACCAGTTACCTATTCCATTAGGAGTAGACAGTGCCATACATTGTCCACCGGTAGCTAACGTTTGTTGAGCAGCAGTATATGTTTCGTCTATATTATCTATAAATGCAGCTTCATCTATTAATAGTAACGATACTGCTTCAGATCTAGCGGCATCTGCATTAGATGATTTAGCTGATATTTTTGATCCGTTTTTAAGTCTTAATGATAATTTATTCTTTTCAACTGATTTTAATCTTAACCACTTAGGTAGTTGATCGTACATAAAAATAGTCTTTGTTACTAAGTTTCTTGCAGTTGCTTGAGTAGTAGCTAAAGCTAGTACGTTTTTATCCTTATGAAAGACCATTAACCATAAACTATAAGCAGCTGAAAGGGTTGATATACCTAGCTGTCTAGACTTAAGGGTAATAATATACTGGTTGTCTTTAAATAAATGTAAGATTTTCTCTTGAAAAGGGTATAAAGAGAAAAGAATTCTACCTCTTGTAGGGTGTTGAATAAAGCAATACTTCTTCATGAAGTACGCTGGATCTTTAGCGCACTTTAAATACTCTTGTGCGATTATTTTTTTTATGTCTTTTGCCATAACTATTTGATTCCACTCCTAAATACTTGAGGTGCTAAACCATTTTTAAGTGATATAGGACTTGAAAATGTTTTTGGATTTTCTCCTATATAAGTCATTAATTGTTCAGGAGCCAGTGATAAATAATCTCCAAAACCAGTGCTTGTATCAACAAAAATAAAGTGTGCTACTCCTTCTCTTTTAGCATATGTAGCAGCATATACTTTCTGTAGTGCTACTCTTAATCTATTAGAGTCAGTACAATTTTCTGGTGTAATATACCTTTTAACGTACTCTTCATCGTAAACTTGATTAAGTAGTTTATTAAGTTGTTCTACACTTTTTTTATAGTCAACATCTTCTCTATCTTGAGATATATTAAATAGAGCAGGCATAAAAGAGTCTGGTCTATTAGTGTCTAATTGTAAAGCTTCTAAAGTGTCTATTATTTCGGCTCCACCGGTAAATGAATGATCTCTTTTACCCAATCTAGCTGCAGATCCTTTTACCTCTAAGTACTTACCTCCCCAGTCTAAATCTCCTTTTTCCCCTTTCATCATTTTAACATCGCCTATGAGTGTTGATAAGCCTATTTCAGCTTTACCTACTCCTCTTCCTCCTTCTTGGCCACCGATATTAATAAGAGACTTAACAGAATTACCTGAAAGCTTACCGTTAAATTTACTGAGTATATTTCCTTTTACACCTAGATCAGAAAAGTTTATTGTCTTTTTAATGTAGAGCATATAGTTTTCTAAGTCATCATTATCAGCTAATACGTTAAATACTCTCTGAGGAGCATCTCCGGATTGAAGAGTATTGTCGTCTATGTTTTGAAGTTTTATATAATCAAAGAAAGCATTCTGATTAGGTCTGTTTCTAATGTATCTTCTTAGATACTGTAAAGCTTCTTGATCGTCTGATATAGAGGTAATAAGAGATATTACATCGTCGGGAGTAACTGGTTTATTCTTATCTGTTGCTTCGCCTATTATACTATCAAGCAGAGCTCTATCTTCAGCATTATCCATTGATGGAGTACCTGTTTTAGACCTCCAAGCCCACTCTGTGTATAGTTTATCTGTAATG